GTAGAAATAGTAAATGTGTCAGAAGAAATATTTCCACCAGATGAACCAGATCCAGAACCAGAACCAGAATTAGTAGATGTAAATTTTGATTTAGGTCAAGGTTCTATTAAAAGAGATGATTTTTCAATAGATTTACCAGAAATTAATTTACCAGATTTAGGATTAGATCGATTAAGAATATTACAAAAAAAATGTGGTAGATGTAAACAAAGAGGTTTAATACAAAGAGCAATATTAGCTCTTGGAGGAGGTATTTAATATGTCCAAAAAAGCATTTAAAGATACTACCGTTGGGCAATTATTGCTTGGCGCAGCAACTGTAATAAATCCTACATTAGGAAATGTATTACAAGGAGTAACATCTCCTAAAGAAGCAATAGCAGAAATAGCTAAATCAGATGTTTCTTTGGGTGATAAGATTAAGTTACAACAATTAATATACGAACAACAGAATAAAGAAATAGAAGCAATTACATCAAGGTGGAATGCCGATTCTATGTCAGATTCATGGTTAAGTAAAAATGTAAGACCACTTGTTTTAGTATGGTGTATTGTTGTATTTTCTTTTGCAGGTATACTAGATAGTGTAGAAAGTATACCTTTTACAATACATGAAACTTGGAACGACACTTTTGAGAAAGTTATGATGTCTGTAATCTTAGCCTATTTCGGTGGACGTACGACAGAAAAAGCAACAAGTGTGTTTAAAGGTAAAAAGTTATAATAATAAGTAATTATAAACTTAGAAATTAAATTAAATTAAATTAAATTAAATATTATGAAAAAATTATTATTAAGTATAGCTATGCTATTTAGCATTGCTATGTACAGTCATGATTTAAGTGACAAATTAAGAGGAGCATGGTCAAGCGCAGAGACAAGTTATTATGTAGTAATATTACATAATGAAAATTCAGGTTATAAATTAGTTAATTTCTCTTTTAGAGAAAATCAAACATTACAAGAAACTGTAGTAGAAGAAGGTAAAGATTATATAAAAACTAGATTATATAATCCAAATAATAAATTTGAAACTTTTGTTAAGTATACTTTTGTAGATGGTGAATTACATTGTGAATTTAAAGGCGAATCAAATCATGTTACAGTTTATAAAAAGTATTGGTTAATGACAAATTAAATTAAATAAAATGGAAAACAAAATAACAAAAGAAGAATTAAAAAAAGTTGTAGATTTTCAAAATAAACTTTATAAAATTACAACAGATATTGGTGTTCTTGAAACTCAAAAACATGCTACGCTGCATGATTTAGCGGGTATTAATAAAGAGCAAGAAGAATATAAAAAAATATTAGAAGATAAGTACGGATCTATTAATATAAACTTAGAAGACGGCACTTATACTGAAATAAAGAAAGATGAATAATGTAATAAGAAAGATCAGTATAGGCTCTGACTATAAAAATGATGCTATGCATTATTCTTTAGGTCAACAAGTTTATGGTGGTCACGAAATATCTCACATCTTATTTGATGAAAAAGATAATTCATATAACATTTATATAAAGAAAAACAATGAAATATTACCATGGAAAAAGTTTAACTCTAACATGGCTATATCTCTTGAGTATGATTTAGAATATTAATGAATAGTTTATATGACTTTATAGTAAAACCAATAGGACAAGGTAGATACACAAATAGTAAAAAAATAAATGGAAAAGAATTAATTTTAAATACTAAAATTGAATCGTGGAAGTTTGTTAATAGATTTGCTAAGGTTGTATCTACACCGTTGGCTATTAACACTAATATAAAAAAAGGCGACACTATAGTTGTACATCAAAATGTATTTAGAAGATTCTATAACATGCAAGGTAAACAAACTAATAGTCGTTCTTATTTTAAAAATGATTTATATTTTGCCTCAATAGATCAAATATATTTATATAAAAATAAAAATGAATGGCAAATTTTTGGTGATAGATGCTTTATAAAACCGATAAAAAATTCTGATGATTTAATGAACAGAAAAGAACAACCTTATGTTGGTATACTAAAAATAAGTAATAATAAATTAGAGGCATCTAATATTAACCCAGGAGATATGATTGGGTTTAAACCTGGCGCTGAATGGGAGTTTTTTATAGATGATGAGCGTCTTTATTGTATGAAATCAAATGATATTGTAATTAATTATGGACACAAAGAAAATAAAGAAGAATATAATCCAAGCTGGGCACATAGCGGTTGATGAGTTAATTAAAGTTGCTAAAGAACCTATTATTGATTTTGGTCCTGATATATCTGCTGATAGATTAAAAAATGCAGCAGCTACAAAAAAACTAGCAATATTTGACGCGTTTGAAATATTATCTAAAATAAATGAAGAAGAAAATATTATTGAAGGTAGAGTAGAACAAGAAACTAAAAAGCCAAAAGAATTTAAAGGCTTTGCAGAAGGAAGATCAAAATAATGTATCAACAAAGTTTATATAAAGTATTAAATAATCATATTAAACCTAAAATTCTCAAAAAAAATAATAGATATAAAAAATGGGAATATGGTTATAATATAGAACATGATGTTGTAATTATAAGCAAAACAGGTGAAATAGGTGATGTAATAGAAGTACAAAATTTAAAAATAGCTTTACCTAAAGCTAAAATTATTCATAAATTTGAATCAAATAAATTTGAATATACACCTTTGCCTAAAGAATTAAAAAGAATTAAAACGATATTTGATTGGGAAGAATATCCATTAGATTTTAAAGAAACATGGTATGATTACATCGATAAAGAATTTGCTCGTAGAGAAGAAGGTTTTTGGTTTTATAATAAAAGCAAACCTACTTATCTTACTGGCACTCATTATATGTACCTGCAGTGGTCCAAGATTGATGTTGGGAAACCAGACTTTAGGGAGTCAAATAGATTATTCTTCATTTTCTGGGAAGCTTGTAAGGCAGATTCACGCGCCTATGGGATGTGTTACCTTAAGAACAGGCGTTCCGGGTTTTCTTTCATGGCCTCAGGAGAGGTGGTTAACTTGGCAACCATATCAAGTGACTCTAGGTATGGTATATTATCCAAGTCCGGACCTGATGCTAAGACCATGTTCACAGATAAGGTGGTACCCATATCGGTTAATTACCCCTTCTTTTTCAAGCCGATACAGGACGGTATGGACCGGCCCAAGACAGAACTCGCCTATCGTGTCCCCGCAAGTAAGTTCACCCGCCGTAAACTTACCGCCAACGAAACCGCGCCCGAACTACAGGGTCTCGACACGACCATCGATTGGAAAAATACCGGCGACAACTCCTACGATGGGGAGAAACTCAAACTCCTCGTTCATGACGAATCCGGTAAATGGGAAAGGCCGAACAACATCCTCAACAACTGGAGGGTTACGAAAACCACACTAAGATTAGGTAGTAGAATTATTGGTAAATGTATGATGGGTTCAACTTGTAATGCATTAGATAAAGGTGGTGATAATTTTAAAAAATTATATTATGACTCAGATGTTACAAAAAGAAATGCGAATGGACAGACTCGTTCGGGACTCTATTCTTTGTTCATTCCTATGGAATGGAACTACGAAGGATACATTGATTCTTATGGCTTACCTGTCTTCGATACTCCGACAGACCTCATTAAAGGACCTCAAGGAGTACCAATAACATTAGGAGTTATAAATTATTGGCAAAATGAAGTTGATGGATTAAAAGATGATCAAGATGCTTTAAATGAATTTTATAGACAATTTCCAAGAACTGAAGAACATGCTTTTAGAGATGAAGCAAAATCTTCTTTGTTTAATCTTACAAAAATATATGAACAAATTGATTGGAATGCAGATTTAAAACACTCACCGATGGTTACTCAAGGTAATTTTCAGTGGTTAGGTGGAATAAAAGATACTTCAGTAATATTTGTACCTCAAAATAATGGTAGATTTTTTATATCTTGGACACCACCACAAAGATTACAAAATAACGTAATACATAAATTAGGTAAAAAATATCCTGGAAATGATACTCTTGGGGCTTTTGGATGTGATAGTTATGATATATCAGGAACAGTAGATAAAAGAGGATCAAAAGGATCATTACACGGTTTAACTAAATTTAGCATGGAAGATGTTCCACCTAATCATTTCTTTTTAGAATATATAGCTAGACCACAAACTGCAGAAATATTTTTTGAAGATGTATTAATGGC